ATGCTCACCGTTAAGCAGATTGAAGCAGCAAAGCCGAAAGAAAAACCATACCGCCTACTCGATGGTAATGGCCTGTACCTTTATGTCCCTGTATCAGGGAAAAAGGTATGGCAGCTTCGCTACAAGATTGACGGTAAGGAGAAAATCCTGACTGTCGGAAAATATCCGCTTATGACTTTGCAGGAAGCAAGGGATAAGGCATGGACTGCGAGGAAAGACATCTCGGTTGGCATCGATCCGGTAAAGGCGAAAAAGGCTTCGTCTAACAACAATTCATTTAGTGCGATTTACAAGGAATGGTACGAGCACAAGAAGCAAGTCTGGTCAGTAGGCTATGCAACTGAACTTGCCAAAATGTTTGATGACGACATTTTACCCATCATCGGCGGTCTTGAAATTCAGGATATTGAGCCGATGCAACTGCTGGAAGTAATCCGAAGATTTGAAGATCGCGGTGCAATGGAGCGAGCCAACAAAGCCCGCAGAAGATGCGGCGAGGTTTTTCGTTACGCTATTGTCACCGGAAGGGCTAAATATAACCCGGCACCTGACCTTGCAGACGCCATGAAAGGATACCGCAAGAAGAACTTCCCGTTTTTACCTGCCGACCAGATCCCGGCATTCAACAAAGCACTTGCAACATTTTCAGGAAGTATCGTATCTCTCATTGCGACCAAAGTTTTACGCTACACAGCACTAAGAACAAAAGAGCTTCGTTCCATGCAATGGAAGAACGTCGATTTTGAAAACAGGATTATCACCATCGAGGCCAGTGTGATGAAGGGACGCAAGATTCATGTGGTTCCTATGTCAGACCAGGTAGTTGAACTTCTCACTACGCTAAGTTCAATCACCAAACCAGTATCAGAGTTTGTTTTTGCCGGGCGCAACGATAAGAAGAAGCCAATTTGCGAGAACGCTGTACTGCTTGTGATCAAACAAATCGGCTATGAAGGTCTGGAAAGCGGTCACGGATTCAGGCATGAATTCAGCACGATTATGAACGAGCACGAATGGCCTGCTGATGCTATTGAAGTGCAACTGGCACATGCCAACGGCGGATCTGTGCGCGGGATTTACAACCATGCTCAGTATCTCGATAAGCGCAGAGAAATGATGCAGTGGTGGGCGGATTGGATTGAGGAGAAGGTATCATAGGTAAACAGCGCAAAGACTTGCAAAGCTTTGTGTGTCTCGTTTTTGTCTCACGCATACAGCTTGAGATGCTAACTGGTCGATCATCCAAGCTCTTGGTGGTAGACTCCAGCAACAATTTTATCAACTACTAACTATATTACTTGATGAAAACAGATAAATTATACGGAATAGAAGCGCTTCGTGGAATTGCAGCTCTTGCTGTAGCTATTGGTCATAATAGAGGTCTTTTCGGGCAAGTAGATCCTGGTTCTTTCATGGACAGGATAACCGCGAATGCTATATTTGGAGTTGAATTGTTTTTTATAATAAGCGGATTTATAATATCATACTCAACTAAAAACTTTACAAAAACATCTTTAAGAAATACCGCCTCATTTCTTGTAAAGAGATTTTTTAGAATTTATCCTGTTTACGCAATAGTATTAAGCGTTTATGTTTTTCTTTTTTACCACAATATTTACACAGGCGTATCATGGGGTGGTGTTTTTTCTATAAATAATATTATAAAATCATTTCTTCTCATCCCTTTAGATGTCTCAACTCTACCGCCATATTATGGGTGGGGAACGCTAATTGTTTCATGGTCACTTGGGTACGAGATATATTTTTATTTTATTTTCGCAATATCCATGTCATTAAGCATAAAATACAGGGTATTAATCACATCATGTTTTCTAGTTGCTGTAAGTACAATTATTTCTCTTTACTTTAACCACTCGGTAGTAATTGACGCCCAATCATTCAATATTGCAAAAACAGGGGTGTTTTCTCATATAGGATTCATAGGCAATCCTATAGTATATGATTTCATTTTAGGGATGATTATATCAGAGACAATGCCTTTACTTAGGCATAAAAGAATGAATAATTCTATTATAAATAGTTTATGCGTTTTCATTCTAGGAATGATGTTTGTTTTTTGGCTTAATGGGGTGTCTGAAGGACATGGTTTGACGCGATCTGCATATATTGCATTTCTGATTGTTTTGTGTGTTATTATTCTAGAAAATAATAAAGTTATTTCATTCAATAAATCACTTGTTGCTCTTGGTGGAATATCATATTCACTTTATCTGATTCATGTTCCTGTTATACAGTTTATTGAGTTTTACGGTTCCAGTATTGGTATTAGCACTGAACATAGATCGTTTGCCATTTATATATCATCGCTCATAATTTCTATAAGCCTATCTTACTTGATATATAACGTAATAGAAAAACCGTTTATAAATATAGGTCATTCTATAGCTAAAAGAATATCTTAATTTAAAGGCGCTAAAAAGCGCCTTTTTTAAGTTTATACATCTACACCATCAGCTCTTTTCCATGTGGATGTGGTTATGTTCCACCAAACAGGAAGGCCGAGCGTTGTATCGTAGTATTCAACTGGCACAATTGAAGAGACAGGCCTCTGCGCAGTTGTACCATATAACAAAGATGTCAACGGAGAAGTGCAGGCCGCAAACTGACTGATGATGAAAAAACGCGGCTGAATGCGGTACTCGACTACATCGACGCAGTGACAGCAGTTGATGCTGACGCTGCGCCTGATATCAACTGGCCCGCTCCCCCGGTTGCGTAGGCCACTCTATTTCGGGTGCCGCTGAGGTATCAACACGGTTCAGCAGTACCCTGTATTTTTTCCACGCCAGCATTAACGCCTGTTCATCGTCTGTCGCCATTTCCAAATCAACGGCATCCTGCAGCGGTGCTATTGTGTTATTTGCTACGGTCAGTAGTGCTGATTTCTGCAGCTCAGCCTCCGCAACTAACGCGTTGTGAGAGCGTTCTGGGGGAGGTGGCGCGGTAAATACTCCGTCTGAATATGACCAACCGATGCCAGCATCGCCGTTTAACGGAACTAAATTACCAGCCTCTGGTTTCCATTCAGAAATTCCGTCCCAGATAATGACATTAATAACAACGTTATTATCAACAACTGCATAGATATCATTCATTTACATGAACTCCCGAATTACCAGCACGCCATTAGCTCCGTGCCCGCCACGTCCTGACGTGTGTGAATAGCTATTATCGTATGCACCCCCGCCGCCGGAGCCAGAGCAAACTCCAGGATTACCGCTCAGTTGCCCAGCGCGGCCGCCGCCACCCCAATAGCTCGATGCCCCATTGCCTACTAATAGCGCCTGGCCCGCCTGTCCGTCTGAACCGTCTCCGCCTTGTTCAGTTTTATAACCGCCAGAGCCTGAGCCACCGCGCCCGCCAGCGGTATTTGTAGCGCCGCCCCATTGCCCACCCTGGCCGCCGAGCGCAGTTAATGTCATGAACGAACTATTACCGCCATTATTTCCAGACCCTGGCCCATTGGCACCACTACCACCGCTGCCAATTGTCACTGTATAGGTCCCTGGCCCGGCATCGTTGTCTGTCGCATAAATAGTGGCAAAAACAGTACCTCCGGCTCCTCCGCCAGCCCCTGAAAATGTCTGATTTGCGTTCTCCGCGTTACATCCACCGCCACCGCCGCCCCCCGCAGTCAGAATAACGTCAATTCGTTTTACGTCAGCTGGCCACGTATATGAACCCGACGATGAAAAAACGACAGTTTTGCTGTAACGCCCCGAGCCATCTCCCAAACCAAGGTTTTCGAGAGCCGTTTTCACCGTGCCATCCGATTTGATACCGAACCGTTGAGCATCTCGATAACTTCCCGCCGCTTGTCGTAGCACGGCCCCTCAATGTTGTACCCGGCGGTGGTGATGGCCCACATCAGTGGCTGACGTCGCGCCCCCATCCCGGTAAGCATCGTGGTATAAAGCGCATCGGTGGCGTGCTCGTGATATTCATCCACCACCGCACAGTGGGGTGATGAACCATCACCGGGGTTGCCGATCAGCGGTTCAAACCGCGCGCCATCCTCCGGACGGTTCATGTTTGAGGCGTTAACCTCAATCCCGAACGCTTCCGTCAGCATGGGTGTGCGTTTACACATCAGTCGCGCCGGGCGAAAGACTTCCCACGCCTGTTTCTCTGTCGTGGCACCGGAATACACTTCCGCGCCAAACTCGTTATCACAGGCAAAACAATACAGGGCGACACCGGCAGAGATTGCCGATTTGCCGTTCTTACGGGGGATTTCGGTATACACCTCACAGAAGCGGCGCAGCCGGGAGCCTTTATTGACCCAGCCAAACGCGCAGCAGATCACAAAGAGCTGCCACGGCTCCAGCGTGATGGGCATCCTCTTAAATGCCCACTCACCCTTGGTGTGCGGCAACAGCTGAATAAATTTCGCGGCCCGTTCAGCCAGGTCCTTGTCGAAGCGGTAACGAAACGACTTACTTTTTTCCTCCATCAGGTCATCAAGATGGCGCTGGCAGGCCTGAATCACAAACTGGCAGGCCACAATCTTTCCGCGCACGACATCCCGGGCATACTGATTGGCAGCATTTACGTTGGGGTAAGATTTCCGGCTCATGATTCGATGATTTTCAGAAACGGGTTAGTGGTTTTCTTCTGCCCCGCCAGGCCAATCAGACGCTGACGGCTGCTGGGGTCGAGTCCGAGCATTGCCCCCGTGCTGCTCATCTCGGACTCCTGTTCTTTTTTGGCGGTCAGCTCCGGATTTTTGACCATGCCGCCCATTGCACCGGTGATGGTGTTGCCCTGTCTGGCAATATTTTTCACGGCACGTCGCCAGAACTCATAGGCCACGCACCACCGCTCAAGCACCGCGAGGTCAGTCACGCACAGCAGGCCCTGACCGCAGAGTTCTTTGGTTGTCAGTTGCCACATGATCGTGGCGAGAGGGAGATCTTCTTCAGCGAACCACTCCGGTGGCTCAACACCTTTGATGGGCGTAAAAACAGGTTCATCTTTGTTCAGGGCTCGCTTGCCGGGGTTTCCGGCCAGCGCCTTGCGCGCCGTTGGCTTGGGGCGACGCCCGGAACGCCCCGCCGTTCCAGCCATATGCGGCACTCCTGGTTAAATTTCATTTTTCGCGGGTATAAAAAAACGATGGGGCGGGCAGTCCGGAAGACGTCAGGTCACAGGGATTTGACCCGCCCCTCCCCTCTGGCAGTGGGAACTGGTTCTTACTTCAGCCGTTCACGGGCCGTCTTCGCCTTATGACACGGCCAGCACAGGCTCTGCAGATTGCTGTCGGCATCAGTGCCGCCATGTGCTTTAGGGATGATGTGGTCAACGGTTTTCGCCTCACGCACCACACCACCACGCAGACATAACTGACACAGTCCTTTGTCACGCTTGAGCACACGTTCACGGATAACATCCCATTTCGAACCATAATCGCGGTTACTCTACTCATTGTTGCCCCCACAAACAGACTTCACGCTCAATCTCACGGCGAGTCATCAGCCCTTTCCATTGCTTACCGCCAGCGTATGTCCAGCGCCGTAGCTGATCACATGCGCCTTTGATATCGCCCTGGTTTATTTTGCGAAGAAGCGTCGATGTTCTGAAATTTCCAGCACCAACGTTGTAAACGAACGAGTAAAGAGCGCCGCGCGTTGTTTCCGGTATATCGACTTTGATGTACGGGTTAATTTGTCTGGCGACAGTGGCAAGGTCTTTATTCAGGAGGGCTTTGCATTCTGCTTCGGTATACGTTTTACCGAGCATAATGTCTTTTCCGGTATGCCCGTAACATACAGTCCATACACCAACGATATCTTTATATGGTATGTAGCTGACGCCTTCCAGACCATCGTTACCACTTGGGCCAGTGATTAACACAGATGCTATAGCAATAGCCCCGCCACCAATAGCCGCAGCAACGGCTTTTCGTAATGATGGAGGCATTATTCACCTCTCGCAGCCTTGCGCTTATCTTCTTTAATCTTGAAATAAAGGTTTGTCAGGTACGTCAGCAGGCCAAATACCAGACTACCCAATACACCTATTGCTGCCCACTGTGAGGGCGTGACTTTATCGAGCAGCTGTAAAAACCAGTAGCCAGCACTGCCTGCGGAGGTACCGTAGGCAATGCCCGTTGTTAACTTATCCATAGATTTCATAGCCTCACCTCCGCAAATAACGGATGGTGTACACGGTTCGGAACGAAGAGGAAAGGTATAGAAGTTACATTAGCGTAAGGCTTGAACATCTATTCAAAAAGAAAAACGCCAGCGATTATTCTGGCGTAGCTGAAAGCATCATACAATTATCAAATACGAAAATTACAAAATCATTAAAACGCATCACGTTACATCATGTCTTTTTCTAAAAAAAATCTTGATGAATATTGATGGGGAGGAACACCAAAATATCTTCTGAAAACACTTACAAAATATGACGTGTTTTCATAACCGCATATCTCAGCAACTTTTCCAACAGAATATAAATTGTAGCTTAATAACCTTTCCGCCATCACCATTCGCTCTTCAAGAATTAACTTACTAAATGATAAGCCTTCGTGCTTTAATTTTCTTTTTAACAGACTTTCACTCAGATACAGTCTTGAAGATATATCACAAAGTCTCCATGCTGCAGATATATCCGTGTGAATAATAGCCTTAACTTTACTTCCTAAACTATTAAGACATCCAAATAAAAAACTTTGCACTATTTTCTCTGAAGATAAGATAGCAAGACATGCAAGTGATATTTGATTTCTAACAAAATCCACAGTTCTGCCATCACAATTCAAGCATGCAATCAAGTTCTTTAACAATGAAAAATCTTCACATTCCACCATCAAGTATGCCGGATAAAACCTTCTTACAGAAAAAGGTGAGAGTGTGTTGCTTTTAAAGAAATCATTAACTGTTTTCTCTTCAACATCTACGATCATTACATGATCTATATTTGATGAAAAAAAATCTTTTAAATTGTAATCAATGAGAACAGCACTTCCTTTTTTAAACAAAATATCTTCTTTACCAATTCGGACATCAAACGAGTTCAACACCAAAATGATAGAACATATGTATGGCATATTATCCACCTGATATCATTGGGGTTACACCAGGTAAGTATAGGTGGAAAATCAATATTCGCCAGTTCAACAATAAGGAAAATTTCATTGCATCACAAGTATAAAATTATGTATTTAACTCACAAAGACAAATTATTAAACCAATCTGTTATATTATATATAGCTGCGTGGAATCATAATATTATATATTTTGACTGGCATGTTTACCAACTTTAAGTTGCATCTCAATTGTTTCTTCAGCGTAAACAGAGTTTTTATACAAACTGACACTCTGGGTATCATAGTGTAGTTTTTACGATTGTAAATATCCTGCATGCAGGAACTCATCCTTTTGGATGATATCGCATACAATTAATTTACCATCAGTCTTAGAGCCAGTTCGTCCGGATAGGGATCGAAGTAATTCTGTGTAAGCAAGTAATCATTAGGATACTCACCCAGATAATGCTTCAGCAGAGTCAACGGCGCAAGAAGAGGCAATGTGCCAAAGCGATAGTTAAGTATAACCTCGCTCAACTCTTTACGCTGGCGTGTACTTAAGTAATTACTAAAATACCCCTGTATATGCATCAGCACATTCGTGTGATTTTTACGTGATGCTGGTTTTCTGAGAATCGCCATCAGATTATCACGATACACCTCAAAGTATGATTCAAGGTCCGCCCACTCGTGTATTGCAGCCACAAATGGTCCCATATCTTTATAGCCTGCCTGACTATGCGCCAACAACTGAAGCTTATAACGACTATGAAAAGCTAATAACTCTCTTCTTGATAATTTCTCCTTGTAAAGGTGATTGAGCTCATGCAAAGCAAAAACTCTTTCAACAAAATTCTCACGAAGCACTGGATCATGTAATCGCCCATCCTCTTCAACCGGTAGCCAGGAAAACTTTTCCATCAAAGTACTCGTAAATAGTCCCACTCCATCTTTACGACCTCGATTACCATTTTCATCATAGACACGCACGCGCTCCATGCCACAGCTGGGAGATTTAGCACAAACCACAAACCCCGATACATCCTTTAATTTGTCCATATAAGAACGACTAAACTCTGTCATTCTCTCTGTCACATCCTCATTCTGGTCGTGGCTGAAACACATCCGTATATTTCCTTGCGTCGAGCGCACAAGACGTAGAGCAGGACGCGGAACTGGCAGCCCTATAGCCATTTCCGGACATACTGGTCTGAATGTTACCCATTCCACTAATTTGTCCATTAAAAAGTCAGCTCTTTTGTGACCACCATCAAAACGAACAGCAGAACCGGCCAAACAACCGCTGATTCCAATCACAGGTTTTTTTATCATATTCTCCCCCTTGACTAATTCATTAACACATAAACTGTGTAGTGCACGGAATAAATTGCCTTTCTGGCGTCATCACTGACAATTTTTCTGTTATGGACTATTCCTAATATAGTATGAAAGTTCTTTAAGTGATCGGTCGTAATCATCTATCTTTCATACTTACTCTCAACTATCAAAAGTACAGGATTTATTATGAAGTTATGGCCTGTGTTGACTGGCATTGCACTCTCTTTCACTCTTATAGCATGTAAGGCCCCGACACCACCTAAAGGTGTGCAGCCGATTACAAATTTTGACGCCAACCGCTACCTCGGAAAATGGTATGAAATAGCTCGCCTCGAGAACCGGTTCGAACGTGATCTGGAACAGGTCAGCGCTACTTATGGAAAACGGAACGACGGAGGGATTCGTGTACTTAACCGTGGATACGATCCAACGAAAAATAAATGGAGCGAGAGCGAAGGTAAAGCATACTTTACTGGAGATACTAAAACTGCAGCATTGAAGGTTTCGTTTTTTGGCCCCTTCTATGGTGGCTATAATGTAATCAAACTGGATGATGAGTATAAGTATGCTCTTGTCAGTGGTCCGAACAGAGAATACCTATGGATTCTGGCAAGGACCCCAACTATTCCAGATAAAGTAAAAGCAGACTATGTGCGAACCGCTCAAAAGTTGGGATTCAATGTCAATGAATTATTATGGGTTAAACAATAAAATCCCTACCCGAAATAATACTTATTAGAAAAAAACCAGCCTTTGGGGAGGCTGGCTAAATCAGGAAACAAGCTGTTATATGATAATAACTACGTTGCGATTCCAACATTTAAAATGTTAGACTAATGACAATCAGACAGCAACTTTTCCTTTAATTATTTCGAACAATCAGCATCCATCTCCAATCGGAGATCCAACACCATCAGCATACCCTCCACTACGCCCTCAGCTTTCTGGAGCATCCTGCCAACCCAACAATCAGATCGCCCATGCTTACGTGCAAGCGCCATAAAAGTCATGCCGCCGACATAATAGTCCACCAATAAATCATGCAAATCGCTGTTGTTCTTTTTCAGACGGGCCATGCACCCGCAAATAATCATCGCGTCATCGTCACAACATTGCGGGCGAGATTTTACTTTTGAAGTAATTAATCCCTTAAAACCGGCGGCAATGGACGACCAGGTCACATCTTCATGATTATTAGCCGCCCACGCTCCCCAACGCTCAAGAACCATCTGAATATCACGCATCAACTTACTCCACAAAAATCAGACCAGAACGCCAATTACAAGCAAAAATCAACAAAACAGTATTAGTTGATTGTTATCTCTGACTTCATACTCCTGCTCCTGTCAGGGTTTTGGCGTAATTCTTCAGTATTCGGTAATCGGTCAAAACAGAACCGGGGAAACGATATAAGCGCAGATGCCCCCAGCGGTGGCGAAGAAGTTCTGCCATATAAAACTCAAACATCATTCATTCCCCATTTCGGTGATGGTCAGTTCCAGCCTCCCACCTTTGGTAACAGGCATCTTCACAACGCGGTAATCAACGACCTGAGCATCATCCAGCCAGAAACCTGCTTTAGTGAGTGCGTCAAAAGCGGCTTTTTGCAGATTATCCAGGTCACGGCGACGGCGATCCGGCATGTGGCACTCAATGCGGATTTTCACAGGCATAGCCAGGCCGATATCCAGCATTGCGTTTTTAATGATTCGGGCGACGTTATCGCGGTATGCCTGCCCCTCTGCGCTGACGTGCGTGCGCCCGCGATTATGGCGGTAATAGCGATTATTGCTCGGAGGCCAGGGTAATGTGATGCTGTAGGTATTCACGCCTTAATAACCCCCTCTTTCAGCCAGATAACCTGTGTTCTCGCCATACCTTCCAGCGCGCATTCTTTTGCATATCCAGCGTCAACAAAATGCGTGCGGCGGTCGATTTCGTCGTGGCAGGCAGAACATGCAATGGTGGCAATCAGGTCTGGCGGTTTCGTACCGGTGCCGCACAATCCAGTCAGCCGGATATGTGCCAGTACAGACGTTTCAGGGTTGCCATTACATACGCCAGGGATTCTTACCTGGCATTCCCGACCACGCGCTGCTTTTCTCAAATCAGCCATGACTCCTCCTTGCTGCCAGTCGCAACCATTTTTTATCAACCAGGCTGGCGGTATATCCGAGCAGTGTTGGTATTTCGGATGGCTTCAGCTCAGGTTTACGCTTACGACGATTTGGTACTCTGTAGATGTGTCCGTTCATGACACGAATAAGCGGTGTAGCCATTACGCCTCCTGCTTGTCGCGCAGCAGCTGAAACTCGCAGCTCTGTGGAATAGTCAGGTGGCAGCCAATATTCATCGCCCAGGCTTCAACCTTACACAGGAAGACATACATCTCTCCGGTATCAAGATCGGAGGTATGGCGTAACGACTGGATAGTAGTGATTTCGCCGGTTACGACATCAACCAGGTCCTTGGTTTCATAGGCGCGATCACTTTCGTCTACTCCGTTACAAAGCGAGGCTGGGTATTTCCCGGCCTTTCTGTTACCCGAAATCCCCTGAAAGCACAGCGGCTGGCTGAGGAGATAAATAATAAACGGGGAGCTGTATGCACAAAGCATCTCCTGTTGAGTTAAGAACGAGCATTGAGATGGCACATAGCCTCGCTCAAATTGGAGTCAGGTTTGTGCCAATACCAGTAGAAACAGACGAAGAATTTCATACGTTAGCCGCATCCCTTTCACAAAAGCTGGAAATGATGGTGGCGAAAGCAGAAGCAGATGAGAGAGACCAGGTATGACAACCACTGAATGCATTTTTCTGGCAGCGGGCTTCATATTCTGTGTGCTTATGCTTGCCGACATGGGACTTGTTCAATGACACCTCAGCAAGAAAACGCCCTTCGCAGTATTGCCCGTCAGGCTAATTCTGAAATCAAAAAAGCCAGACAGCAGTTTCCGGATAAAAACGTCGATGACATTTGCCGTAGCGTACTGAAGAAGCACCGCGAAACGGTAACGCTGATGGGATTCACACCGACTCATTTAAGCCTGGCGATCGGCATGTTAAACGGCGTCTTTAAGGAACGGTGAGCATGAAAAACAAAATCATCATGGAGCTACAGGCTCCTTTTTTATTATTCGCATTCACCCTCAAGCGTATTAACCAACAATTCAGGGATTAATGAAAGATGGCAGACATCATTGATTCAGCATCAGAAATTGAAGAATTACAGCGCAACACAGCAATAAAAATGCGCCGCCTGAACCACCAGGCTATATCTGCCACTCATTGTTGTGAGTGTGGCGATCCCATAGATGAGCGAAGACGCCTGGCCGTTCAGGGTTGTCGGACTTGTGCAAGTTGCCAGGAAGATCTGGAGCTTATCAGTAAACAGAGAGGTTCGAAGTGAGCGAAATTAACTCTCAGGCACTGCGGGCCAAGGCAGAAAAAGCAACGTGTGGTGAGTGGTCGCTCGAATATGGAGAGAGCCGATTTGATGGTGATGATGCGCTAATTCATCGTGAAGTTGCTGGATATATTCCTATTTGCAGAATTGAAGGAGCACATCCAGAAAGCGGTTTCGATGAAGATTTCCAAATGGAACAGCAGGCCAATGCTGAATTCATCGCCGCAGCCAATCCCGCTACCGTCTTGGCGCTGCTGGATGAGCTGGAAAGAAAACAGCAATACATCAAACGCCGCGACCAGGAGAACGAGGAAATTGCGCTAACGGTAGGGAAGCTGCGTGTTGAGCTGGAAGCCGCAGAGAAGCGCAACGCAAAATTACAAAGCGAGAATGCATACATCCGCAACCGGTTCAAAGAACTGGACCTGTTAATCGGGAAAAACATTCTGGTCATGCAGGCTGCGATTATCGAATGGCAGGCAACTGGCGACGCTAAAAGCGGACTGGCATGGATTTATAACACACTGTTTGGCCCTGGCGAATTGCCGGACAAATCTGAGAAAGATGCTCAGGCCTACTTTAATCGCAAATATGCACCGATTGACGAAAAGCTTATGGCGCTTCACAAGTGGTTTTGGGAACAAAGTGAAGCCGAGCGCTCCGCTGGCATTCGCATCAAAGGAGAGTGAAATGGCACTGACGAAAAAACAACGTGCAGAATTGCGCATGAAGTTTGGCGGTCGCTGTGCTTATTGCGGCTGTGAACTTGGCGAAAAGTGGCATGCAGACCATGTAAAACCGGTCATTCGTTTTGATGGAAATATGCTTCACCAGGAACGTGACGATATATCCAACATGGTTCCGGCATGCCACCCATGCAATCTGCACAAGCATTGCAGTAGCCTGGAAGATTATCGGCGAATTATCAGTGATGGTCGTCGTGAATTCCTTGCATCCGGGAAAGGCAAAGCGCTGGTTCGTATGGGATTGGTTGAAATGAAATCTGACCCGGTTGTGTTCTGGTTTGAAAAATATCAAGAAGGGGCTACGGTATGACCACTATTACCAAAGAGCGACTACTTACAATCAAGCAGTGGCGCGAAACATACGGACCTGGTAGCAACGTTGTACTGCCAGCAGAAGAAGCGGAAGAACTGGCACGAATTGCACTGGCATCGCTGGAAGCAGATCCAGTTGCTTATATTTTCAAACATCCGGCCGGGAAATTATTCTGGGCTTTGACGGATGAAAGTAATAAAGATCAATCGGACGTTATTCCTGTTTATGCCACCCCTCCAGTGCCAGTAGTACCTGAAGAAAAACCAATGCCTAACCCTCTTAAAATGTACGCGGTCGATGCTGTTGCCGCTATTGCAGAGGTGAGAGGCTGGAACTCCTGCCGCGCCGCCATGCTTCAGTCCGGAAACTTTCGGGAAAACAAGAATTCGTCAACCAATAATTTTCGGGAAATCGCGGAAACGTCAACCAACTATCCGGTAATTCCTAGTGAGGTGTTGTCCGCAATCCGGGAGGTTGCCAAGATTCGTGCCGATTTCGATGATTTTGACGGTGACAGGCGAGGTATCGGTGATTGTCTGGATGAGGCCGAGCAAGAGCTTATCGTTACCATTAACAAATATGCCAGTCAGTTGGCAGCAGAACCTATAGCGCCTAATGACGTTCGAGAGCAGACAGCCATTCCGCAAGTTCCGGTAACTCCGGATGGTTGGATAAGCTGTAGTGAGCGAATGCCTGATGATAATCAGCACGTAATTATTTTATGTGATGGCGCATTCGTTCTTTATGCGCAATATCGGGACGGAGAGTTTTTCGATATTGTCCGCAATGGTGATGAATTTTTCGAAACACAGAGTCGCAATGTAACCGACTGGATGCAACTACCAGAACCTCCCCTTTGA